CGCGAAAGATCGCCGCCGTCGTGGATGGCTTGTGATACCGCGATTGATACATCGGCAGAAGGGACATAAGAGTGTCCCTTCACGCCAACCATTCGACCGCGACGTCGGTAAGGTATATGGTCGTGCCGGTGTCGGCCGCGTTCACACCGGTGATTCCGATCGAGATGATCCACGCGTTCGCCGGCGTGAACGTGATAGTGCCCGAGATCTCGCCGGCGGTCGTGGCGGTGGCGTTGGGGCCCAGGTTGCCGTACGACTCGACCTTGCCTGACAGGTTGGTCAGCATCAGGTCGTACATCAGGTGCGCCGAGATCCCGTCGGTTGCGCCTACGCTGTTACTGCTGATGCTGCCGTCGGACGTCGTGCCGGCAGTGCCGAGCTTCATGTAGACGGTGATCGAGTTCGTGCCGCTGGTCTGCGTGCGCTTCGGGCGCACGTGGATGCGCAGGCGCGACTTGCCGAGCGTCAGCAGGTTCGCCGGGATCGTACGGATCAGCTGCGTCGTGCCATCTGGCGCCTTGAACAACGTTGACGTGGTATTCGCGTTGGTGAGCGTGTTCGACACCGGCGACGAGGTGGTGCCGAGCAAGGACTCCAACAACTGCGTACCAGCCGGGCCCCAGTAGCCGGATGCCTTGTACTCGGTCATCACGCCGTGCGGGCCGACGTCGGTGCAGAAATACCGGTCGCCGGCGAGTGCGCTGCTTGGTCGGTTCGCCAAGGTGCCGCTGTTGGTCTGGTTCGTCGCGACCCCGGCGCCCGACACGCCGGTGAAGTTGCCGGAAGCGTCGTACGTGTACTGACGGGTGAAGCCGCTAGACGTCTCGGTGTCGGGGCGACCGTCGCTCAGGTAGCTCAACGTCCACGTGCGGCCGTTGGCGGTATACGTGGCAACGGTGCCATTGGTGTTGTACGTGACGCCGGTGACATCCAGTCCACCGCCGCCGACGATCTCGGCCCAAGGCATCGGCACGCCGGACGTGACGCGGTAGTTCTGAACAGGCATGTCAGACCCCCACGCCGACGGCGTCGAGCAGCAGCGTGCCGCCGGCGACGGCGGTCACGTTCCAGCGTGCTTGGTTGTACGGAGGCCAGACGTTGACCAGGTCAGTGGTCGTGCCACCCGAGCTCAGGCTGAAGATGGCGGCATCGACCCAGTTGGTCGAGTTGACGCGCACCTGCACCTTCACGGTCGCCGACGTGGCCGTGCCCAGCGAAGCTTGCGCGGTGAAGCCGCCGAGGGGCTCCGCTGCGAAAGCAATGTTCGACGTGCCGGTCGCGCTGACGGACTGGCTGTCGCTCAGTTTGGTAGCCATCTAAGGCACCTCCTTCGATCGTCGTTCGAGGTTCGATTACGCGATACGGAGCAGCGCGTTCGAGGCGTCGTTCGTGGGCATCGTGAGCGTCAGGGTGCCGGCGGTGATCGTCTGCGCGCCGAAGATGTACGCGGCGATCGCCTTGTTCGATTGGGTGCTGTTGTAGAGCAGCACGCAGTCGAACGACGTCGACAGCGTTACGTTCGTGTACGTGATCGACGCACTGGGCGTCCAGATCGCCGTGGTACCAGAGGTCGACGGCGCGGTGCCGTTGGTGACGGTCACGCCGCCGGCGGTGTAGTTGGTGCCCGAGACCTCGTTGGTCGCCGAGTACGCCGTGGTGGCAGCGCCGATCGAGCCGGTCGCCAGGTACAGCGCCGCTTTGACCGTGTCAGCAGTCGTGCCGCCGCGCGTGACAGTGGTGCCGAGCGCATGAACGCCCGACAGGATTTCCCCCTTGAAGGAGGTGCAGATAGCTTGAGAATTGGCCATGGTGGCTCCTTCAGAGGGTGGCTTGCTCGCCGAACAGGACGGGCCCCTGCTTCAGCGTCACGTGAACGTCTCGGCGCACCACCTCGCCGGTCGGGTCGTCTTTGAGCCGATATTCCGTCGCGACCGTGTACTCGTTGTCGTTGTCGACAACGGTCTCGGTCTTGACGAGCGAGTCGATCGGCAAATCGCCTTTGGTGGTGTAGATCAGGTCGCTCACGTGGTCACCTCTTTGGTCAAGGAAACAGAGCCGTACAGGATCGCTGTCACGACGTCGGTGGGCGACACCATCTCCAGGTCGTAAACACCCTTCGTGAAGGTCAGCGCGGCGGTGGTCTCAGCAGTCAGCGACAGCGTGATCGTGCGCAGGGTCGGATCGAGCACGATGGTCCCGCCGGTCGTAGAGAGCTGCGTGTACACGGTGCCGCCGATCTTGTTCTTGATCGTCATGCGCGCCGTGTAGCTGGTCAGGTCAGCCGGTGTGTAGTACGCGATGTAACCGCCAGAGCGGTAGGGCTTGAAGCTGGCTGAGCTCACGCTGCGCAGGTCGAGCGTGTTCGAGTCGACGGCGTTCACGCGGTGGAAGTCGGACAGCGCTGGAGGGTTCTTGCGGGCGTTCAGCTCGGTCATGCCCTTCGCGTCGACCACGGCCACGCGCCAGCCATCGACGACACCGTGCGCGGGCACCGTTAAGCGCGCCGGCGCACTCTGTGCGATCGCGGTGATGGGCCGGTACACCAGCGGCTCGACCTCCCAGCGGACGACCGTGTGGAAGGTGCGACCCTGCTCGATGACCAGATCTTCGCGAGTGGCCACTTAGAGCTTCCCTTTCACCTCGTCGACGATCTCGCCGAGGTCCTTGTCCTTGCGTTTGTCGAGCGCGCGCATCACCCAGCCGAGCACCCACCAGGCGGGCAGGCCGCACAGCACGAGCAGCGGTGCCACGACGGCGACCCAGCCCACCAGCGGCGGCATGTCGGACTGCACAGCCATCTGCGCAGCTGAGGCGAAGAGCTCAGGCCACTTCGCGTGCAGCGACGCGATCGCGAATGGGCCAAACAGGCAGCTCGAGAGGATCGCAGTCGTGAAGCGCGCAGCGGCTTCCTTGGCTGTCTTCGGCCACAACACGGCGAAGCCCAGGCCGGCGGACATCGCGCCGGCGATCGCGGGGAGGCCGATGTACTTGATCGCTGCTGCGGTTCCAGCGCCGGCGGTTTCTGCTGCCATTTCCGTCCTCATAGACCGCCGTAGGCCACGGCGCGGGGTTTGTGACGCTTGCGCCGCTCTTCATCCGTAGACTGAGTGCAGTAGCGGCGGAACGCCGCCTCGAACTCAGCCGACTTCTTCTTGTCCTGGGTCTCGGCGTCCTGCTTGTCGTACGCCAGGTGCTTGACCCAGCCCAGCAGGTGCCGGTGATGCTCAGGTGCGATTTCGAAGGTCTGCGAAGACTCGGTGACGTCGGCGAGCGGAAGACGGAACACCGTCAGCTGCAGCGTCACGGCTTCGCTCGAGTCCGGGTACACACGCGCCTTGTCGGCCTCCATGCCGATGACGAGCGCGCGCAGCACGCCAGGCACGCCGTCGAAGAACATGCGCCGCGTGGCCATGTCCTCGCGGTTGATCACGTCGACGCCGCGGCCGGTGTCGGTGCGGTAGCAGTCGCGGATCTTCAGGATCGACGGGTGCGTGTCCAGCCAGGTCGTGCCGATGTCGACCTGCAGCTGCGTGACCTCCTCGGTCGTCGCGTCGGAGATCCCGTCGGTCAGACGGCAGAACATCTTCTGCGCGTCATCGATGTAGCCGTAGACCTCCTCGTCGCTCCAGAGGAACGGCTCCGCCCAGTCGGACATCTCCGAGCGGAACAGGTCGAGGAGGTCTGCGGGGCTCACTCCTGGCCCTTCTTCTGGAATTCAGCCCACAGGAGATCGCGCTCCTTGTTGTCGACTCGGAAGCCGAGCACGGCGGCCAGGGCCTTGCCGTGCGGCGCGCCGGAGGCGGTGAAGTCCTCGCGCGAATTCTTCAGCGCGATTTGCTCGATCGCGGCCATGACGAGCGCCTTGCGCTCGCTCGGGTCGGTCGGCTCGGCGTCGTTGGCCTTCGGCTCTTCCTCGGGCAACTCTTCTTCCGGCACCGCACCCGCGGCCATGACCTCGTCGTACATCACCGGCGGGACGTGCGTTGCCACGCCCTTCTTGAACTCCACGGCGTGACCGTGCACCGACGCGATCGTGCGATCGCGCATCATCACGAAATTCATCGACGACTCCTTGGGGTTAAGAGACGGGGGCCGAAGCCCCCGTCAACCAGATCAGGCGATCTGGGTTTCTTGCGCGCGGCTCTGGACCACGTAGGCCACCCGCAGCGTCACCTTGCCGGCGGTCGCGTTGGCGACCGTCACGTTCTGGGTGATGCGGATGTTCTCGCCGGCGCCGCGGAAACCCGTGAGGGTCAGCGCGGTGCGGGCGGCGGTCTTCATGTCGACAGTCGAGCCGTAGCGGGTGGCGGACACCGAGTCGCCGATCGACACCGTGGCTGCGGTCGGGCCGGCGTACGCCGTCTCGACCACCAGCTCACCGCCGACGACGGTGGCGTTCGGCGGCAGCGGGATGCAGTCGAACACCAGGTTGTCGCCGAACGTGGAACCGAACGTCTTGGACGTACCGGCGACGGTATCGACCGCAGTGTCGTTGTAGTTCCAGGTGAACTCCGCCCACAGGGCGTACTGCGCGGTGCGCGAGGCTTTCAGGACAGACATGTTTCAGCCTCCTTATTGCGCCACGTAGCAGCTGATCACGCCGAAGTCTTCGACGCTGCCGCTCTCGTAGATGTTGCCGAACTTCGGCTTCAGGAAGCCGAGGATCTTGCCGACCGAGATGCCCTGCTGGTTCTCGTAGTCGAAGCCCTTCTCGACCCACTCCGGCGCGCCGATGTCGGCCATGCCGAGCGCTTGGGCGCCGCAGAACAGGATCTGGCAGCCGTCGACCGTGCCGCCAGAACCCCACTTCGAACCCGACGCCGCGAGGCGCGTGTTGTACACGTGGCGGAACTCGTGCAGGTAGATGCCGTCGATCTTGACCGAGGTGCCGGTGAACAGCTCGTTGCTGTTGCCGCGCTCTTGCGAGTGCCGCAGGTTCAGCATGTAGTTGTTGTCCAGCTTCAGGCGCGACATCGCCTGCGGGGTCAGGAACGCGTGGAAGGTCTCCTCGCCGTTGCCGTCCTTGATGCCGCGGATGTAGCGCTCCTTCGCGTACGCCTTCAGCGCGACGAAGGTGGCCCACTGCGGCAGGTCGGTGGAAGCGATGCCCGAGGTCGCGGCGCTCGACACCAGCACGCCGTTGGTGGCGTCCCAGCGCAGGCGGCGGTTGCTCGACGGCGTGGCCACGTCGGCGGCGAACTCCAGGTACGGCAGGTCCGAACCCGTGCGGGCGACGCCGGTGTTCTTGTTCGCGTACGAGACGCCGGACAGGGTCAGGAACGCCAGCTGGTCGATGCGGTCCGCCAGCCAGTACGCGAGCACATCGCGGCTGTTGTTGCGGAACTCGACGATCGACTTCTGGTCGGCCATGCGACCTTCGTGCCGGTTGGCGTGACGCAGCTGGTCGATGCGGATGACCTGGTCGAAGGTCTGCATCGCCTCTTCGTTGCCTTCCAGCGTGCGGTCGCCGGCGACGCCGTCACCGGTCAGGTCGGCCAGCAGCGTGATGACCGCGCGAGCGCCCTTCTCGGTCTTCTTCAACTCGGTGATGTGTTGCACCATCGAGTTCGGGCCCTTGCCCAGGAAACGGTTGATGAAGCTCTGGTTGCGAGCTTGCTTCCACAGGTCCATCGACCAGACGGTTTTCTGCTCCGTCGTCAACAGACCGAAATTGGTAAGAGCCATGGTAGGCCCCTCCTCTCGTCGAAGTTAGAGAACAGCTCCTTTCGTCGAGATGTCGCTCCGACTGGGCGAGAGGGTTGCAGAGGCTGTCGTGCTCTGCGAACGTGTTAGATCGAAATGTAATCGAAAAAAGAGCCGCTTGACAAGCGGCTCTTGAACTGGGCGTGCCCAGAGGGGGAGGGAGACAAGCAACTGCCCTTGCGAGGCGTTTCGATCTTACTTCGATTTCGGTCGCGTCGTCCAGCCGTATGCGCTCGGCTGGTCCTCGCTCTTGACCTCGTAGAACATGAACGGCAGCGACGCGTCGTGCTTAGATTGCTCCTGCATCGAACGGTCGCCGCTCTTGAGCAGCGCCGCGCAGACCCACATGCCGCTCCGGAACGGCGCGCGCGGGTACGCGAAGCCGGCGCCGCACTTGCAGCGCGCCGTGGCGGCGTAGATCAGCTCCGTGTCGGTGTACGGCGGCTGGCCGGTCTCGACGCGGTGCATGGTCTCGCGCGACTGCGCGGCGTACTCCTCGCTGCGGCGCTTCTCGATCTCCTTCGCCTGGCGGAGGATCTCGTCTTCCTGGCTGCGGTTCATTTCAGACATGACAACCAACTCGCTGCGATGTAGTCGGCGGCTTTCCCGCCGGTTATGCGTGGTGCGTGCCGGAGCTCGGCTTCGCCTTCACAGTACCGGCGCCCGAGCTCAGTAAGGCGCCACCGCGGTCGTTGCCGGCGCTTGTCGACGAGCTCGATCAACCCCAGCGCTTTCGCACGCTCGACCGCCCAGTTGCTGCTGCCGGCCGACATGGAGAAGTCGTCGAACTGATCGCGCGTGCCCTCGCCACCAAGCTCGTACAGCCGGCGCACGAGAACACGCCAGGCGCTCATTCTTCGGGCAGATACGCTACGTGAGGGGCTGCATAGTGCCGAGGCACCAGCGCGAGGGCGGCCTGGGCAGCGCCGGTGTTGCGGTACAGGTACACCGACGGGTGACTCACCGGCGACGCACAGTCCAAGAACACCGTCAGGTTCACGCAGACCGGCCCCTCCTCGAGGTCGTTGTGGCTGTGCACTCGGGTGATGACAGCCGGGTGGACGCTGGAGCCGTTGCTGTACGGCCCCTTGACCAAGACGCTCTGACCAACGAACGGGCGCATGCGCTACCCCCTTCAGACGAGCTCGTCGCCGCGCAGCTTGGCCAGGGTCGCCTCGTCGAGCTTCGAGAAGTCGTCCTGGCTCATCTTCATCACGTCACGCGCGTTAATGCCGCCGCCGGACTTGTCGCTGTCCTGCCCGATCTTCGCCGTGCTCGGAGGCTGCTTGCCGGCGGTGTCGGCAGCTTTCTTGCGCGCAGCGGCGGCGCGCTCCTCGGCGACCTTCTTGGCCACGTCCTCCTTGTCGACGCGCGCCTCGGAGTTCACCGCGCGCTCCTGGGCGCGGTTCTTCGGCTCGCCGAGCACGTACTTCAC